CTCAAAGTCCTCGGTCGCCTCCAACCCGAAACCCCCCAGATCTCGACTTATAAACCAATTCATGGCAAAAGTCTTGAGATAGAAGGACCATCGGGCAAGCCAGAACTTGTTCATCTGGTTGCGACGCTCACCCCGGTACCGATGCAGGAACTGATTCTGCATCCCGGGACCATCCAATGCAAAGGCACGTCGACCTGGTTGGAAGGGGTCGACTTTGTTCCCCCCTGCCGACTTCGCGGTTCCGTTGAAAACCGCCAAGTTAGGATAGGGAACCTCCACAACACCAAAATGTGAGGGGTCGTCCGGGAAGAAGTCACGACGTGTCCAAAGAAACCTGGAGAGATCTCGATGGGCCAGACGTTCCTCCTCAGGACGCCAAGCCAAAGGATCCGGGATCCGGTCGAACTCATGATCGAGTCCAGACTCTCGAAATTCTCGCTCGATACCGTCCTCATAGGGCGTGATCGGGTCCTCAACCTCCTGTGAGACATCAAGAAGGGAGTACAAGCCGAGAAAATTCGGGACCAGGGAATCCAGAAGGCGAACCCCTTCGTTACGATCAACGACATGCATCGCAGAATTGATCTGGATGGCATCGACCATAACGAGGTTCTTACCTTCAGAGGGCTTGAGACCAAACCGCGTCCCCCTCTCACCCCATTCAGTGATGGCTGGCCCAACAGTGATGCTACCGTGATCATCACCGTTTTGTGGGCAACCACTATCCATAACCGTCCGGTAACCGAACCACGACGGCCAAGGATAGTCTGGGTTCCGCAGACGAATCGGCATCTCCACCCTTCGGTAGGCAGATATGCTGATTGCGGCACCAACAATACAAAGGATCGGAAAACTGACTACGGAGCCCATGAGCTGGCCCCAGGTCTGGTCTCTTCCATCCAACAACGGAGTCCCATCGTCAGAGTATACGTCGAGAGGAGTAAATCTCTTCTCTCGGCCCACGCTGAGGATGTGTCGCACGATAGGAATAAGGGCACGGTCCTGTAAAGCCTGTTTACGGCTAGCAGGAACACCATGCTCATAATCCATCGGTACAAAGTGACCTGTCAGGCACCGCTCGTAGAGCTGGAATGCCCGACCAATCATTTGGAACTTTGTGTTGAGGGCCCGTACGGCCTTCTTTGTAATGTCAGGGTCGAGGTTGTCTGTGGATGCCTCCCAATCACCTGATAGGAAAAACCAACGCAGTCCTTCCGGAAGTTCCCTGAAAAGGGGAATTCCACCGAAGACCTCATTGAGGCGGAAGGCGGTATCAGCAAACATGTCCTTTGTTAATCTGAACATTGGAATCCGCTGAAGTGCCTCGTGCGTCAACCTCTGATAAACTCGAGAGGCATGATACACAAGACCCTTAGCGGCTGATATCACCCGAACCTTAAAAGGCTCCTTCAGACCCACCGGTATCACACCGATGGTCTCCAGGAGACTGTCAGTCACATCCATTAACGTGACGAGATCGAAAATAGGATCCTCCCAGGCATATACCTGGATGACAGTTCGTTCGGCAGAAAGACCCTGCTGCTCACCCTCCGGACCAACAAATTGGGCGCAAAGACGAACGCGCATGAGACCAAGGGAACCTAGGAAATCCCAGAGTTCCTGAGGAAACTCAGAATACGCTTGTCGGAGCACCACCATTGAGGTCACATCCACCGTCGAGGAATCTGGTGGTCTCGATAACTTATCGAGGAGTGCAGGCAACTCAGTGAGCAATGTACCGTTAACCCCTTGGATGTTCCGGGAAGTCCACAGTAGACTATGAACCTCCAGAGCCATACGACGAAGATGGCCAAATGCCCCTGAATTCAAACGACCCGACTCGAGTGTTGCCTTAATGGTGGGCACCTCAAGTGGGGCTGTGGTCGAGTAGTGTCTAATGTGGCGAGTGTGACGACGCGTCCGTCGATCATCATCATCCACTTCGATCACCTCTTCCACAGATTCAGGAAACATTTCATCTATTATCTCGTCGACCACAGCGAAGGCAGTAGAATCTGTCCCATCGCCCCACTCAATCTGAGAGTTGGGATTGGATCGCGCGATACCAGACGGCCACTTCCGCACAGCCTCGTCGACCTTACGGTCCGAGACCTCCGGGAAACCCTTCTTCATCTGCATGATGGCCTGACAAAACTCAAGAGTTTGCAGCCGCTCATCATAGGTGAGACCGGGACGGCACAATGCCGGACACTTAGACTCAAAGAACGCATAGGCGGATCCCCTGAGAAAGTGTTCTGCAGTTGGTAGGTGTGTTGGTCGCTTGGGTGGTTTGGCCGGGTAATCCGGCTGACGCAATTTTCGACCTGTGACCTCTAACGTCAAGAACTTGTAGTCATTCTCGAGTGTGTCTTCGAAGGCACCGAAAAAGGCATCGGCAAACATGTGGGACCAACCGGTCTCCCACAAGTGGCCTGTGTAACCAAGCAACCGGAGCTGATCGTACATAGCGATCACGGCCTTGCAAGCCTTCCGCGTGCAGGCGAGCCAATGCTCGCGTGCAAGGAACTCCATTACCCGTCGTTCTGTGTTCTCCTTGAGCAACTCTAGGTTCTGCTTGACCTTTAAACCACCAAAGGCCGAGAACGCAGGAGTCACGAGTTTATCCGTCACTCGACCGCTAACAATCGGTGAGCAACTCGGATAACTTGTCCAGAATCGAGCGGGTATCGTCATTGCGAAATCCCCAGAGGCAACCGCTTTACGTCGTTTGCGAACTAGCGAACGACGTTCAGAGGCATCGAGGGGGTCACTGGTGGAAGTGACCCCTAGCGACTGTTCCAGTACATCATAGTACGCGTAGTGCAGTACGTGTGTGAAAGCTGGAAAGCGTTTCCCTGAGAGGACCGGACCAAGTAAGGTCCTGGTTGATATTTGTTGAGTTGGATGCAAGTCCATCCCCCCCAAGACCTCATCAACCTCGAGGTCACCAAGAACAAGATTCGACCGGGCTCGACCGCTGAATCCGTCCGTGGATTTCCGCCGCGACTCGTTGGATGGTCCGAGTGCACCGGTGGCGGTATCGGCAGGTAGTTCAACCACCGTCGGGTTACCTCCGACCCCTACTTCCACTTTAGTAGAGGCCATCCTTCCAGTGTCAACACCAACACTGGTTTTTCGGTCAGATTGGAGCAGGACAACCGGTTTTCCATACCGGCTTCCGCCTC